AGGGGAAATAACATGGCCTACGGTAAAAAGAAAAAGTCAAAGAAAAAGCCAATGAAACCTGGCAAGAAGTATTGATAGGAATAAAGATATGCCACGTCATCAACCACAACCAAAGACAGTTGTAGATATCAGCCAGCAAATGCAATTGCAAGATCTACACCATGAAATTAATGTCATAAAAAACAATCACCTTCATCACATGCAGTTAAGTATTACCAATTTAGAAACCGATGTTAAGGAAACTAAAGCAGAAATAAAAGAACGCTTTGATAAGTTGGATGAAAGGTTGTGGTTGGTGATTGGTTTGGTAGTTACCACACTAGTGGGTATTGTTGTTAGTGGGATAATGTAATGCCCATTCCACCAAAAGAAGTGCGTGATGCCGCACGAAGAGCACTAGAAGCACGTGATGCTGTGCCTCCAAGTCGCAAAGCAGGCACACCAGTAGGTATTGCTCGCGCTAATCAATTGGCAAATGGTGATAATGTCAGTGAAGCTACACTGCTACGCATGTGGAGTTATCTTAACAGAGCTGAATATGACTATAAAGCAGCTAAAGCCAAAGGCTTAGACCTAGAAAGCAGTAAAGCCATACAAGCATATTATCTATGGGGTGGACCAGCTGCACTAGCTTGGGTAAGACGCGAACTTAACAAGTAGACATAAATGAAATGAATCAAAATAGGGGCATTTGCCCCTATTATTTTGTTGACATACATAAATAAATGTAGTAATATAAAACAATGGAGGTCAACAATATGACAAAAAGAAATTATCCTTATAACCCTAAAAATCCACTAAAGGTTACACCTTTTAGTCAGAAGTGGGGCATACTTGCACATGATTTTGCTATAGAAGAAGACACAACAACTGCCGCTATTCATATGCGTGTGATGAAGTTTGGCACACCATTCCAACGCAAACGTGCACCAACTATCTGTGAAGTAATGACAGGTAAAACCGCAATTGAACTAGCATTAGAATTAAATGTTACACCCTGCACTATCAGCAAGCGTTTGCAGGAACACGGCGATGCATACTATGTCAGTGATATGGCTGTAGCACAAGCAAACATTGGAACTACCCGCGCAGAACAGCATTGGAGCAAAACTAAACAAGCTGGCATTGTAAAAGGCACCAAAGAAGGTTGGCTAAGTCCACGTCATCCAGAATATAAAACTTGGCGCTACAAATATATTCAACAGCACTGCCCAACTAATTGCGATAACAAGGAGAAAGCATAATGGGTGCTAGAACACTAATGGTATTTGACATTCATGCTCGCAAAAACAAGCAACGCAATGAACGCTACTATGAAATTGAAATGTTAGATGATGCTACTGGCACTTATGTAAAAACCTATGCCAGTGAGGATAACTTTAACTATGACAACTGGGAACCAATCATTCAGGCATGGCAACCCAAAACACTAGTAGCAATCCGAGGCAGTTTTAAATTTAAGCGTGATCCAAAGACACAGGAATTTACTAATATTGTAAATGCTGACAGCAAGCCACGCATTGAAGATGTGTATGACCAAACTGTGCGTGATGCGTATTTGGATTTGTATGCAAGCAAGTATCTATAAAAGGAAACCCCCGAGTATTGCTACCCGGGGGAAAATATATGAGCAAATATTTAAGAGTGTAGCAATTGAGAACTAAGAATATAACTTATGGTTGGAGGCCATGGAGTATAATTATGAAGTCTGAGACAACTTATGTTTGGCAACATTATGATGTTCTCAACTGCTACAATAATATTTATACAAACCACCTAATTTTACCTAGGTTTTAGGTATTTCCTATAAATATTATTACAGCATTTACATGATGGAGGCCCATGTAAGTGTTTTAACGGAGTATAAAAATGAATTTAAATTTATCAGACCCGCGGGTAAAACGCAGATGTGAACGTGCGCTAACATTTACACTAGCACAACTGTCACAATCCCCAAAACCTATAAGCACACGTCTTATTGACCAGCATATTGGTTATACACATAAGCCACTAGGCAAATATCTACGCAATCTATTGCTTACAGAAGTAGACAGTCATTACAACATGATGACTGGCAAATGCAAACAATATACACGCAATACAGAAGGTTGCAAATACCTACAGCAACTATTAGATCCCGCTGTTGAATATAGTGTAGCAGAAACACAGCATATTAGCAATTACGTAGATCAATACAGTGAGCAGTTAACTACTGGTTGCTTTGATTATAATGACAAAAGCAATAGACATTGGCATCCACTACAAAACATTCCCAGCGAACATAGAAAGCGCGAACTAAGCCGCTATGGATACCACCATATCTATGACATACGCACAGCAGCCCCCAGCATTATCCTACATCTAGCACGTGACTTAGGTATCAAACTAAAGCACATCAGCACAATCGAACAGTATATTGCAAATAAAACAGTTATAAGACAGCAACTAGCACATGACCTACAACTAAGTGTAAATGACACTAAACGTCTAATCAATATGCTGTTTAATGGTGCTCCAGTAGGACATATCACACATCTAGCTACAACACAACTGCTTAAAGGCGATAGTGCCGCCATTGAACGTGTAAAGCGCAATGACTTCATCACAGCACTCAGGCATGACATTAGTCGTTGTTGGACTAAAATTGCTAACCATCAGTTAGATGGTGTTTATATTTTACCCAGAACATATCACCCAACGGGCAAAAAGAAACGTATTACTTCAAGTGATAGATGGAGATTATACTTCCTATATGAAAGACGTGTAATGGACTCAGTTACTGCCTATTTGGATAAGCAACATGCACGTTATTTGATTGAACATGATGGTTGGAGTAGTAATATCCAAATAGACATACATGAACTAACACAACATGTGAGATCTAGCACAGGTATTAACACAATTGAATTTGAATATGAGTGTTATTAATAACCATCCAGTGCTACGCACTAGATGAGCAAGTGATGTAGTGCTAATCACTTCGTTGACACTACGTGATGCACTACATCATTGCTATTTGATACAAAAAGACAATAACTTAATGTTACATACTACAATACTACTATAGTGCCAACTTTCTTTTTAAACCATTGACAAAATAGATTATTTGTGTATAATAAAAAAATAGGAGATTATATATGGCAACAGATTTAACACAATATTTCAAAGATGGATATAAACTTAAAATTGAACATTATCTTTTGATTAATGATGAAGGTGATGAACTGGTTATTCAAGTTGATCACAAGAAGACATATAACAATTCGGTTACTACTAATGGTTTACTTGCACAATTAAAGAAAAAACCTAAAACTACAGATGATAGTCCTACAAATACCATGGAACTGGTAGATTTTCTTAAGAAGAAATAAGATGAATAAGTTAGAAAAACACGCAACACATGATGTGCATATCAATTGGCGTTTGACCAATGCACATGGCAATCCTGCACTGTGTTGCAGTCGTTGCACTGCACCCAAGGGTAAACGGCGAGGACAACCTCTATATATTGATTGGCTCAAAGCTGTTCACATTGAAGAATTGCAAAAGATTGGTGTAGAAGAAAGATTCTAGATAAATAGTAATGTCAAATGAGAATGCCATCTCTAGACACCTAATAATAAGTTCTTAAACGTATTATAGCCCCCATACTCTAAAACAGTGTGGGGGTTTTTTTATGACTTTTAAATATGAGCATGAAGAAAATACAGTTACAAGCACAAGCCAAACTTAATAAAATTATAATGGGCAATGGTGGCGATCAAAGAAATCTAAAACTATTCAACATTAGAGATTTACTGTATAAAGAGACACTGACCAAAGATGATGAATTAGTGTTAGAGCATTTCTTAATGGCAGACAAAGCTACAATAGACAACACAGCCTACGTAGCTAATAGTGCAGTATATCCTATGAGTTGGGGTCATAGTGTCACCGTTTTGAAGCAAAAAAAGCAGTTTTAAACTAAATACTACATACGCTAACATCAGCGATTAAGTGATGATTACTCATCTGGAGAATAACAGTGTTTGATTTTATACCCTCATATGATCCCACTATTGAGAAGTGTGGATTACCCCGCGAAGAAGAAATAACCATAACAGGCATACGCATAGGACGTGGTGATACCAGCGCGGTAGTAGACCCCGAAACAGTTTACAAACTAGCATTAATGGGTGCTACGAACGTGGAAATCGCAGAATGGTATGGAGTTACAGAACAAAGCATTAGATATCGCTTTAACGAATATCTAACAAAAGCACGTAGCTCGTTAAAGATTAAATTACGCAGAGCCCAGCTTAAAGTTGCTATCGAAAATGAATCAGTGCCGATGCTTATATGGCTCGGCAAGCAATTGCTTTCGCAGTCAGAAAATGTTGTGGGTGCTGAGAGCGAGAAGGTTCTCCCATGGATTACTGAAGAGTCTGCAGATTTAGATGAAACTAACTGAAGCACAAAAGACTATAATTGACAATCCCGCACGCTTTAAAGTAGCAGCGTGTGGTCGTCGTTTTGGCAAGACTTATGCTAGTATTGCCGCAATGGCTAAGATTGGTCGTTTCCCTAATCGTAAGATTCTTTATGTTGCGCCTAGTTACAGAATGGCCAAGCAGATTGTGTGGGATGACCTAAAAGTCATGTTATCACAAAAGAAATGGGTCAAACGCATTAATGAAAGTGAACTAACAATTACGTTAGTTAACAACAGTCAGATCATGCTACGCAGTGCAGACAATCCAGACAGCATACGTGGTATTGGTGTGGACTTTGTGGTCATAGACGAAGCAGCAGATATTCCAGACTTAGAAAACACTTGGAACGCAGTAATACGTCCAACACTGTCAGACAGAGAAGGTGGCGCACTGATCATTGGTTCACCCAAAGGACGTGACTTCTTTTATGACATGTATGAACATGCTAAGACCTCAGAGAACTGGAGTTGCTGGCAATACACCACTGCACAAGGTGGCAACGTAAGTGAAAGTGAACTTGCACAAGCACGCCAGGACTTAGATGAACGCACTTATGCACAAGAATACTTAAGTGAATTCGTCTCCATAACAAACATCATATACTATGCCATGAGTGATGATAACATTGTATCACGTGATGTTCCAGATCCTCGCACACCCTTACACATTGGTATGGACTTTAACATTGACCCAGGTTGTGCAGTAGTAGCATTCCAACATCAAGGTGGCTATCATGTGTTTGATGAGATTGAAATATATGGAACTAACACACATGAGATGGTAGCAGAGATTGAAAGACGCTATCCAAGTAGAAAGAAACATGTTTATCCAGATGCCAGTGGAGCACAACGACGCACAAGTGCTAATGGCATTACCGATCATATTATTTTAAAGAACGCAGGCTATAACTTGTGTGTGGGCAGTGTCAATCCTGCAGTAAGTGATAGAATAGCCGCAGTTAACAGCGCATTCCGATCAGTGGATGGCACTATTAGGTTGACAATTGATCCTAAGTGTCGTAAACTATTAGAATGTTTGCGTAAACACACATACAAAGAAAACACACGTATACCAGCAAAAGATACAGGATACGATCATTTTAATGACGCATTAGGTTATTTGGTAAATCATCAATTGCCCATACGTCAAGCAATACAAGCACACCCAGGACAGATACGCAGAAGCACAGGAAGTTACAGATGAAAACAATTTACATGCAAGTTAAGATTACACTACCCGATAGTGCTGAACAAGAACTAACCACAACAGGATCCACATTAGAAGAATGTGTAGAACAAATACATGAATATGTAGATAGTTTGCCCCGGGGCACACGAGTCTACATGTTAGATTGTAGCGACGAAGGAGAAAGATATGAAGTTGAAGGATAATTTTTTAACCAAAGAAAGCAGCCACTACAGCGTGGGTCTAAACACACTCAGCTTGTGGAGCACTGTGATGTTATGGGCGCACTTTGCGGGCCACTTAACATGGTGGGCATTTCCACTCACAGTGTTTGTAGCATTAGCCGGCTATGGCACAGAAGTTAATGAAAGAAAGAGCCGCAAAAATAACTTGAGTCTATAATATGAAACAGACTAATAAACCACCAGAGAAGAACACCAGTGAATGGAAGCGTAATGAAAAGATCATTAATGACACACCAGCACTGCGAGATCTAAGAGATATCAGCGAAGGCTTTACACCCAGAGGTAGTAGAGGTGCAACACATTTGCCCAGTCAAGCATACAAAGATGGTTGGGACGCAATATTCGGCAAGAAAGATAAAAGCGATGAGTAATGGTGCTACACATGGCGGCAAAGGCAGTAAGCCACGACCAGTTAAAGATCGCAAAACATTCGATGACAACTGGGACAAAATATTTGCCCCTAAACCTAAAAAGGAAAAACCCAATGACAAAGCTAGATAAAAATCAAATGTTAGGCACAATGGCACGTTTCACTTATCGTGCAGATCCAACGCATGATCCAAATAAGGTATTTGATTTAGTAAAACCAGTTATGGGTAAAACACAAGAAGATATCAAAAATAATATCAAATATTATGCAATGAAGACCGGCGCAATCAACGCACAAGGTTTAACACAACAACAATACGAGGAGATGGTAAATGAAGCGACAAAACAAAGCACGTCAAGCACTGCTACAAAAGAAGAGAACCAAACGCAATCAATCGCGTAAAGGTGTTAAGTATAATCCAAACAAGATGGCCTCACAGCCACAGAATACTATACAGGCAAGCCAGACAGCAGGCCCTATCAATGACCAAACCCGTCTTGAGCTTTGATGCTGAAAACAATTGGGTAGGTGAGACTAGGCCCAATGATATTAAAACTTATTGGGATAGTCTCAGTGAAACCGAACGTGCGTTTGAAATACTAGAAGGCACCGAAGCAGCAGTGTTTATGGCGTTTCATGATCGAATCATGAACAGCATACCTAAGCCGCCAATACAACCTTAAAAAAATACTTGACAAAGATTTAAAATCTGTTATAGTGTAACAATACAGCCATAGTTTAAAAATTACATGTTATAACCCGGCTGTATATGCCCCGCAATGTTAATTCATTGTGGGGCTTTCTTTTCTATAAATATTGTTCATGACACCATATGAAATACGACTAGAACTATTGAAGTTGGCTTTTGATATTCTCAAAGCACAACAAACCAAAGCTGAGGCTATGCCCTGCGCTGAAGATGTGATTATTCACGCAGAAAAATTAAATGATTTTGTGAGCCAAAAAGGCTTGACAAATTCACAAAAGACTGTATAATTAATAGTGTAAGCAGTGCAACAAGCATTGCTTGCTTCAAGTAATTAAATGTGTGGAATTGCTTGAATGATACCTATTATTAAAATGTGTCCTCAAGCCCTCTAGTGTAACAGCTAGGGGGCTTTTTTTATCTATAACTCACCATAAATAGCGCCGTTTGTATAAATAACACTGTATATGCATATAATTTACGCTTGGAGATAACTTTGGCCAAGGACTTTAACTATTATGACTTCATCACTGGAAGTCACACCCTTTACGAACGCTACATTGATGACTGGAAGCTAGCAGTCAAAAGTTATTATGGCGGCGTCGAATATCGCCTAGGCAATTACCTCAAAGCCTATGACATTGACATGACCACACAAAGCGATGTGGTCAATACCTATGACTTAGATGCTAATGGCGTGGCCATTAACAAGTATCGCAGCACCATTCAGCCTGTTAACACACGTGAAGAAGCCGACAATGGCACACAGTATAACAGCAACTTCTATCAAGAAAAGATCAATAACGTTCCTGTGTTACCCTACACAAGACTTTATGTTAGCGAATATAACGCTATTCTTTTTAGATCAGCCCCAGTAAGAGTATTACCTGACACACCAGAAGTAAACAGTTTTATCAAAGACGTTTCAGGAGATGGTGAAAGTATCAACGAATTCATGAGTATGGTTGATACCTTTACCACTGTGTATGGTGTTGTTTGGATCAGCTGCATTAAGCCCGCAGGTGCACCATATGCACGTTGGCGTATGCACAGCCCAATTGATGTGGTCAATTGGCAATATGGTTACACCCCAAGTGGTGATTTAGAACTTACAAAGATTGTTATTAGAACAGCTACTGAACCTGAAGTAGAAATCTATCAATACATTACAAAAGACACTATTGAGACTGTGTTTGTCCCATATGAGGAAAACGCAGACATAGACCTTCCCATTGGCGTAATGCCCATAGAAGGCGATGATGGTAAAACAATTTACAGTATTTCCCAAGTAAATGAGTTGGGATATATCCCTGTAAGACCCGTATATCAAAGCACCAAGATTTACAATGGTGTGGGCCACACCCCAATATTTGATATCGCGCAGCTACAACGTAGCATTTACGGTGACTTTGGTGAGATCTACTCCGCGGTAAGTTATGGTGCTCACCCCGTAAATATTATTGATGAGACCACATTGGCTCAGAATAACTACAACGTAGGTGCGGAGCCTGGAACTACAATTAGAGTGCAGTCCTCGCTTAACGGGCAACCCTCTTATGTGTATGAGTTTGTTGCTCCTCCCCTGGACAGCATCTCAGAACTGCGTGAATTGGTAGAGCAGAAAATCGAAAAGATGAATCAGGTAGCTATGATCCGTTCAGACGAATTGATCAGAGCAAGTCGCAGTGGCGCTCAAATAGAAATGTATGACAGCAAGTTGGAAGCATTCATCCGCAAGAAAGCAACCAGCTTGGAAAATGTAGAAGCACACAGTTTGTGGCCCATGTGGTTTGATTGGCAAGGCTTACCTGTTCCTGAAGACCTTACAGTAAGCTATAATAGACTTTACAGCAACCGAGGCCTGCAACAGGAAATTGCTGAAGTAACCAGCATTATGAATCTAGTTGGTGAATATGAAACACGCTTCGTCAAAGAAGAAACTGAAGAAGAATATGACGAATCAGGTGAATCACCAGCATTAGATGCCGCTGAAGCCGCTGAGGTGTATGCAACACCAGCTGAAGCTGAGGCTCGCGCAGGTGAATTAGGTGGCATGGGTTATCACTCACATGAAGAAGATGGTGTGGTAATTTATATGCCATTCCCAGATCATGAACAACTACGTGCTGCATTGATGGCAGAGATGGATGAGGAGTCAGAGGGTGAATCCCATGAGTCCGATGAAGAATTTTTAGATGAGATGAAGGAAAAGATCAAGACTCGCATGAAGCAGTTGATTGATTCCAGCTTCTCAGAAAACAGTTTATAAAGGTAGAGAGTAACTGTGAAGTTGCGCTCAAAAATTACGCAAGCTTCTGCGATTAAAAGGAGAAAGAAGAATGGTAGATAATACCGACACTACGGCAGTCCAATCCGATAACTTTGGAACGGTAACAGATTCCGCAACTGTTGACAATTCGACAACAGATACAAAATCTGAGAAAAGCACAACACCTAAGGTTGATGTGCGAGATGGTAAGTTGTTTGTGGATGGCGTGCGTGTATACACACGTGATGATACAAACAAAATTGCTGCCAATGCT